TAATCTTTTGACAAATATAATATATTATCTTTATTTAGACTAAATAAAAATAAGTAAATTTGTGAAGACAACAAAAAACAAATGAAACTTTACAAAGATTCCAAGGAACTGCCACTATTCAACTATGAAAGAATAACAGAAACAGGCGATTACAACTATATGATAAAGGGATACGATGGCGAGGAATTGGAGGAAAACGAAGACTTGCAAAAGGAACTGAAAAGCAAGTTTAACGACATCATCCGAGAGTACAGCATATCTATTAACGCCAAGACCAACGACCTGCTGATGCTGGGAAGTGCAGAGATAGCGAAGATTAACTTTATCAAATTCACTACACTGCTGGCAATCGTAGAGATGAAAGAAAGGCAGAATGCTTTAAGGCAAGAAATGGGACTGCCTGAACACTGGGAGGATATGAAAGAAGCCCTTGCACAAATCAAAATCCGTAAGAGTGACAACCTGCAAGAGCAAAAGAAATACATAGAGGAAAGAATAGCAATGTGGCAGACCAACCTTGATAAGGCGATGCAGAACATTGAAAACAACAAGAAAGAAGCACAGAACAAAGAGCCAGCCAACATCAACGATGCCATTGTCAGCATTGAGATGATTTTAGAGCGAACGATAGACCTTAATAAGACCAGCCTATACCGATTTGGGAAGATGCAGGAAATGGCGATAAAGAAAGTAGAATTACATAACAAAAAATAAAACCTTATGAGTGATAAATTAGCCGTAATTCAGGCAGAGGAGACCGTAAAAGAGCTGGAAAAATTGGAGACAGGAGTGACTAAATTGATTGAGTCTTTCAGCAAACTAAACACTGCCGTAGACCAGACCAACACTAAACTGAACAGAGGAACGCCAAAAGAGACCATTGAGGGAATAAAAGACTTGGACGGCTATTCCAAAGAGTATCTGCGAACGCTCAAAGATATGGCAACCATAGAGCAGAAGACACAGCAGATAAGACTAACGAATGCAAAGCTGACTACCGAACAGGCACGAACAGCAAAGGAATTGGCAAACCAGCAGAATGCCGAAGCGCGAGCAAAGAAACAAGCCTTATCGTTGCAGGAGAAACAGAATAAAGTCTTATCCGAAAGCCAAAGCCACTACAAGAGATTTGCAAGTGAAGTACTGGATGCCAAGAACAAAGCGAAAGACTTGGCAGCGCAAATGCAGTTATTAGAGCATGATTTTAAAGATGGTAAGATAGGGGTTTCTGCCTATGAGAAAGAACTATCTAAACTATCCAAAGAATTTACAGAGGCTAAACTCAAAGCCGTAGGATTAGACTCTGCGCTGAAAAAGATAGACAAAAGTGTAGGGGACAATCAGCGAAATGTAGGAAACTACCAATCAGCACTCAACGGAATGGGTAGTGGATTCGGTGGAATGATGAGCCGTGCTGGTTCTATCGCTGGGGGTATCATTATGGCAGATGGTGCAAGAATGCTTGGTGACATTGCTACTCAATCTTATGAGACTATCCAGCAACTCAATTCGGTAAACTACGCAATGAAAGAAGTCTTCCAAACAGAGGAAGAAGTAGGCTACCAAAAGGAGTTTCTTTCAAGCGCAGCAGAAAAATACGGATTGGAACTTATCAGCCTTACGGATTCCTACACCAAGTTCAGCGCGGCAGCAAAGAATACCAGTTTAGAGGGCGAGAAAGCCAAAGAAGTATTTGAAGCCTTTGCTGGTGCTGGTGCTAAACTCGGTCTTCCTGCCGAACAGATAGAGGGAGTTTATACTGCCTTGGAGCAAATGGTATCCAAAGGGAACATCCAAGCAGAGGAATTAAGAGGACAATTAGGGGAAAGGTTACCTGGGGCGATGAAGATATTCGCTGATGCTATGGGTGTATCTACTTCCGAATTGGATGATATGCTGAAAAAGGGGCAGGTAGTGGCAGGAGATGTATTGCCAAAAGTAGCCGAAGAGCTTAAAAAAGTCTATGGACTTGATGCTGTTGATAGAATAGACACCCTCGCTGGCGCACAGAACAGGCTCAAAAACCAATGGACAGAGTTTTTGGATACCCTTTCTACTAACAAGGATTTTATCAATGCTATTGCCGATGTTTTAGAAATTGCCAAAGGTCTATTGGAAGAATTCCTTGATTTAGCCATTACAGGAGGAGCAGATGGCGTGAGTATAATGGGCGAACTGAAAGATGTTTTTGAAGCCGTAGGCGATGTGATTAACGCCCTTACAGGAAATCTATTTGACAATGGCAAAGGCTGGAACTTGGTCAATCTTGTGGTTAATCAAGTAAAAGGCAACCTTGTGGCTATTAGCACAATTATCAAACTCGTAGTCAAAGGGATAGAGTATTTTGTGAGGTCTATCAAAGATGCTATATTCGGAACAGAGGATGCTATCAAGATGCTGGGGGATTTTGGCTCTATCATTGACAGCACGAAAGAGAAACTATCAAATCTGAATAAAGAAAATGCTGCGATACTTTCAGGCGATGAAAAAGCACTGCAAAACCTTAAAAACCAAAAGAAATTAGAAAACGAACTTCTTGAAGCAAGACAGAAAGGACACAAATACTTTATTCATAATAACTTTTGGAGAGAAACGGCTGCGAACGGAAAATTCACAGGCAAAAGAGCAAACGAATACACTTATGTAGATGGCGAACTTGTGCCAAGAAGCAGTGTAAAAGTGGTAGCACCACCAAAGGCAGGAGATGATAAAGCGAAGAAAAAGAAAAAGACACCAAAAGGCAGGGTAAAGAAAGAGAAAACACAGGAGCAGTTAGACAAAGAGTCTTTTGACAAGGCTCGTAAAGACTTGGATTTTGAGCATAACAAACTATTAGAGGAGTTCCGAAGACAGCGTGTAGAGGCTCAAAACGAACTTACAGGCTATGACCTACTCGTAAAGGAAATAGAAATAGATGGGCAGGTTATCAAAGAAAAGGATACATACTACACCAAACTACTTGACCTTGCGAAGAAATACAAGCAGGAACAAAGGGAAATAGAATCGCAGAAATCCAAAGACCTATTCGATGAGAATGAAAGTCAGCAGGATAAGATGAGGCAACTCAATCAAGCCTTATTGGAGAAGAACCAAAAGGAAATAGAATATATCAAACTTCTTGGTCAAGAAACTGCCGAATATAAGAAGCAGATGATAATGAACGACAAGAATATATCCTACAAGGATAAGCAGTATTTCTTGGAGTTATTAGAATACGACACCACCATAGCAGTCAATAAGAGAGAGAAAGAAAAATTGCAACTACTCAAAGAGCAGTTGGAAGCAAAAAGGGCGCTTCTACAAGAGCAAGGCAAAGACCTTAACGAGGATGAAAAAGTCCAACTCGCACAGACTGACTTGCAGATAACACAGCTGGATACTTCCATAATGGAAAACGAGAAAAACAAAGCCAATAAGATGTTCTTGCGTATTACGGAGGGATTGGAGCCACTGAAAAACTTGGTAGAGCAGAATTTAGCGGATTTAGGATTAGATGCCGTAAGTAAGCAGTTCTCTGACCTATACAGCAAGGTTTTAGAGCAAGGCAAGGACTTCTCTATGTCTTTTGCTGACTATATGAACACAGCCACAGCGTTAATCAGTGACTTTGCAGGGAAAGCAATATCATCAGGCAAGGAGCGAACGATTGCTGAACTTGATGAGGAACTTGAACGCTCGAAGATGATAACCGAAACAGAACTTGGCTTCATTGACAAAAGACTTGATGCGCTTAATGGACTTTCTGAACTTACCGAGGAGCAAATCGCCGAGCGTAACGCCTTGGAAGATGAAGCCATGGTAATCAAGGAACAGCAGATGCAGAAAGAGAAACTGATACAATCGCAAAAGGCAAGGGCTGAACAAAGGGCGCAGGCACAACAGGCACTGATGAACGGAGCATTGGGTGCAACGCAGTCTATCGCTCAACTTGGTGTTCCTGCTGGTCTCGTTCCTGCTGGAATTGCACTTGCATTTGGTGCGCTACAGGCAGGGCTTATTATGAGTAAAAACCCAGTACCTCAATATTTTGTAGGAACGAAAAACGCACCACAGGGCTGGGCGTGGACAGATGAGCGAGGCGCAGAAATTCATACCGACAAACACGGAAATATTAAGGACTTGGGAAGCGACAAAGGTGCAAGGCTGAAATACTTGGAGCAGGGAGACCGAATATATACAGCATCGGAAACACGCAAGATATTAGAGAATATCAAGACACCTGCGCTGGATGAGGTTCTACTATCTAACGGCATTGTTAAGAATATCCAAGTGCCGATGAATATCAACACACCAGCAATAGACTACGACAAGTTGGCGACTAAAATAGGCGAACAGCAAGACCGAGTGATGAGGAAGTATGATAAGACCAGCGTATTTGAGTTAAATGGATTTATATACACCCAAAAAGGCGGACAAATACCAGTAGCAGTAAGTAGAGTAAAGAAAGACAAAAACATCATTAAAATAAAGGGAAATGAAAGGGATTAAGAACATACAATACCAAAGCGGAATTGGGCAGGTTTTCCGATTAGAAGTGTTTTCAGGGAAATATGCAGGAACACACGAAATACAAGAGCCTGACGGCTTTGATGCCTTGGACATCAGCATTGATGTGAACGAGGAATACTATAACATCGATAACTTTATCCTTGGCGAAACTTCCAAGATAAAGATACTGGAATACAACGACAAACGCACCTTTGACATCATCAAGGGTGTGTATGATGAACAGGGAGGCGATGGGCAGATTATATTCAAATGGTATGTTGTCCATAATGGCGTAGAGAAAGACATCTTGGGCGCTGGCTTTGAAATAAACCTGAATAAATACCAGCTGAACTACGAAAGTAGCCAGCGAGTGATAGAGTGCGAAATCAAGAAAAGAGAAGCACAGAATAAGTTCTACACTCGTGAGGATACCACGATAAACCTATTTGCCAAGAAGAATTTAGATGAAAATCCAATACAGCCGATAGGAAGCCGTGAGATTGTCTTAAAGGCAGAGGAGGAAAAGGTACAGACAATATGGTGGATGGATGGGGAAACCGACCCAAACCGAAACTGGTTTAATTATATGGGAGCGAGATTGGTAGATGTTAATGTGTATCCAGTAGGATTAAGAAAGCCAATATACAAACCTATAAACAAGCCGTTTCCTTTGTTTAATCTTAAACAAGATACAAAACAGATAGGACAAAACTTTGATAAATACGGAGGGTATTTTGTGGCTGGAGAGGACAATTCAGAAGAAAGCAATTCAGGGAAAAATCATTCAGGAGGAGGCAACTCTTGGATTGAAGCACCTGATAATTCTTGGATTTCTACAAAGAAAACTATCGTTGAATATGTAGGCGTGCCGGCTGCTTTGAAGAACGAACAATGGCCACTGCTTAACACCGAATTGAGCCACACCAATGTAACCCTGTCTATTTCTAATATCAATTTCAAGGCTCGTAAGATAGTGAAGTTTGACCCGCGATATATAAATACAATAGAGAAAGCCAAGCCACTTTCTTTTCATATGATGGCAGAAATAGAATACGGAGGTGGAGGAATAAACCAAAGGCACACGCTACACCTTGCATCATCCGAGCCGTTGGAAGGAACAGACTTTGGGCACATACAATTCAATAACAAAGAATTTGACCTTGGAGATATTCCAGCAGGGAGTAAAGTGTGGGTATATCTGCACTTCCCAGAGGGTATAGAGCAAAGTCAATTTTACTTCGGAAGAACAGACAGCTCTATTACCATATCTTCCAGCATTGACAAGCTCGGCAGGAAGTCCAAGGTGGTAAGTCTTTTTGATGCTATTGACAAAGTGGCAGAGAATTATTCTGATGGAAAGATAAGATTGGTTTCCAATATCCTTTCAGAGGGTGGGAAATACGCCAATCAATATGTAGCCACAGGGTCTTTCTTGCGTGGCGTGGCGAATATCTTTTTAGGCGAAAACAAAATCAACACCTCGTTCAAGTCGCTATTCTATGAGGGTGCTGCGCCACTATTAGCCCTTGGCTTTGATGTTATAGAAGACAAACTGATAGTAGAGGATATAGACTACTTCTTTAAGGATGTTCAGGCTTACGACCTTACAAGCAAAGACTTTGTTCAAGAGAATTTAACCATAGAGAACGACAAAGATATAAGTTACAACAACCTGATATTCGGCACAAAGAAATATTCCACCAAGAAGAAAGGGGATATTTTCAACTTCAATACGAAAATGGAATGTTCCACGCCGATAAAGTCGGTTAAAAAGAAACTTGACAAGACCACAGGCTTCATCATCGATGAGTATAAAATCCAAGACCTACTGGATGATACCAACGACAACACCAACGACAATGATGATGATTTGGTATTGATAGACACTGTTACAGGAAGTTATGTGGATACAGGTTCTTTCCCTGACATTATACACTCGGATGCTGGAGGAGTGCTTACCCTTACAGCCTCAAAATCGCCTTGGGATACCCTGCCGTTCAAAGTAGGAGAGAGAATAAAAATCGTAGAGGGGCTAAATGTAGGAGAGTATACTATCCTTGCTATCAAGTCCCACACGCTGACTCTTGACAAACGAGCAGGAATAGAACAGGGGACTATCCTTACCAAGATAGAACACACGCTGACTGATGTGGTTAAGAACAGAAACGCTACGGCAACAGACGGATTTATTTCAGCCGAGGGAGTGAAGAACAAACGAACAGCCGTAAATCTTTACCACAATCCTAAATACCATATGAAAAGGTGGTTTCCTCTCTTCGGTGGTGGATTATCCAAGAAACCTAACGGCGAGAACATCATCGTAACGAACTACAAGAACAACGGCAAAATAGAGGTAGAGCCTGACACGGACAAAATCCCATACCTACCAAAAGAGAAAGATGTTTTAAATGAAAATATCAATCTTGAAAGGTTGAGGAGGTCAAGCCGTGTGCTGTTCGGCACGGAAAACATAGAGATAACCCTCACGAATGTAACCTTTGAGGAGTTCTACAATCTCTACAATCGCTGGCGAATAGGCGAGGATATCTACACAGGGGAGAAGATACCAAGTAGAGGATACATAGATGTTTATATTGGTGGCGAGACTTACAGCATCTATCCTTTCGGAACGGAAGCCCTGCAATACGACAAAGGCGCCAATGAATTAACCATAAAAGGGAAGATCAAAAACTCTAAATGGGGAAGAAAAATCTTTGACAAAACCTTTGACGACACCTTTGAATAACAAAAAGCCCTGCCGATTGTTGCAGGGCTTAGTGTTAAATTTAAACAATAGTTATTAAAACTATTTTCTTTATAACTGGTCGGCAGTCTTACGGATACGCTCGGAAAGGTCATATAATGCACCTTTGAACTGTTCCATTTCTTCACTGGAAAAACCACCAGTATTGCCGTTTCCATCTATTCCGTCTATCTTGTGGTAAATCCAAGATGGAGAACGGTCAAAATATTTTTTTGATAACTTTGCCCAAGATATATCAAGAGCTATATCACTTACTATTTCCTTTACGGATTGATTTTTCTTTACAATTGTTTCCATATTTTATATATTTTAAAAGCACCACCGCGGGGGCGGTGCTTGGGTTTAATCTTCATAAAGAAGTTTTTCAAATAATCTAATTATCCATTCTTCTAATTGTGCTGAATAATTGTGTTTTGATTTTTTAAAGTTTCTAATCGCTTGGATTAGTTCCTTTTCCTGTTCTGTTAGTTTCATAACTTTTATGTATTAAATTTAACAATACAAAGATAATACGAATATTCGTATTATGCAAATATTTCTGCAACTTTTTTCAAAAAAAAATCCCCTAACTTAAAACATTATTCCAAGATATTCCTTTATTCCCCAAATGCAATACTCGGTGGCGTTCATATAGTGGTCGTTTCGCTTGATAGGCTTCTCGGTAGGTTGTCCGTTAATAAATTCATATTCGTAGTTTTGATATTCATTATCAAAATCGCCATCATCTACATAGTATATTCGTGCCTGATTGATAAAGTCAAACCTTGCCTTATAGGTAGGCTTGGAAGTCGGCACGGCATTGATCGCATATAATGTTCGCAAATCATTAGTTAGACTTATCTCGCTCCCTGGTTCCCTATCGGCACTATCTGCCCAAACAAAGGTTACATTGCCAATAGGAACACCAGCATACTTAAGATGTTCACCGAGCGGTCCCTCCATTTGGTTCATAGGTTTGTAAAGAAGTGGGCGAATGTAGAATGATTTGTCGCCATCATACATCACTTCCACGCAAGCCGTAGGATTAGCAAAACCATAGTCTAATCCGTAATACTTTCGGTAGCCGTGCTTTGCAACTTCATTATATTGATTAAGGCTGATTACTTTCCAATTCTTGTAAATCTTATTCGGTTTCTCGGACTTTTGCCCAAGACCATAGACAAGCCAATGATACTCCGAAGCAGAGCCTACATCTTCGTTGTATCTGCATCTTTTCAGTTCTTTGATTTGTTTTGGTGTGAGGTTTAACGGATTAGCATCCAAATCGTAGGTTTTAGCGCTGTTTTCGTTGAGAATGTTGGAAGTCACAGCATCGCAGAACTTTATCGGCTGGTAGGATAAAATCTGCATCCGTTGTTCAGGCAAGATAAATGGATTGTCCTTAAATGTAGAGTAACTCACATAGGTGGTTTCTTTCAGCTTTTCTTTTTCTATCCAGTGGTTTTGTTTCGGATTCCAGTCAAAGATGATCACCTTGGAACGCTGGGCGAGTTGCCGATATACTTCTTCCGAGAAATTGTAAGGCTCGTTTATCCAGCACAAAGTCTGTGTCATACCCATTGCGTCGTCTTCATCATCCAATCCTGTAAATCGCAAGATATTGCCGTTGTTCCTAAAAGTCCAAGTGTGATTAGTCTTGTTCTCTACAAGATATTGATAAAGGTTCTCTTCTTCAAGGTAAGCGTCCAACTCCTCTATGGTTATTTCGCCTCGTTCAAATTGCTTCTTCCTTACCTGTGGGTCTTTCAGCCACTCCCTCCAGTCTTTCTCTACAATATCCCTGCAACTCTTCTGCGTGTCCCTCAATACTGTTGCCGAGGAAATAGGATTGTTCGCAAGAAAGTTATACAGCACTTGGAAATTACTCCAAGTCTTGGAACTCCTCGAGCTTCCCTCCTCAATGATAAGTTTATACTTGTGCTGCCAACTGTTGCCGTTGGGTATCTTTTCGTTTAAAGCGCCCCACACTTCGGCAAACACCTTTGATGCTTTGAATTTTATCTTTTTGTCCATATTTTCTAATTTAAAAAGCCCCACATTTCTGCGAGGCTCGGTAGCAAATCAATAATAACTATGAAAAGAATTTATGTTAGTCTTCCTCCTGTGGCATTACCACTTCTACCTGAATAGCTGTAGGCATAGTGTTTATTTCCCCTGATACCTTTAACTTGGTATCTGCATTCCAACCCTCCATTTTTGCCAAAATAGAAACAGCGCCGTTTCTTTCTTTAAATGATGGAATAAGGATTTGGTCGCCTACTTTTTTTGCCGTTCCTTTTGCAATTTCTGATAAAATAGCCAGCGCTTCTACTTTTGTCAAAACAGCCTTTTTTCTCGCTTCTATTTCTGTTTTGGTAGTTTCCTCTATTACCTTATCATTGATTGATTTTTGCCATGCTTTTAGCTCTTCTTGGGCGTGTTTCCAGTCTTTGTCAAATGTTGTTTTACCTTTTCCCCACTTTACCCCATATTTACCCCACATTTCCCCATGTGAAAGTAGAGGAGATTTCTTTAATTCCTCTAAAATCCATTGTTTGCGATGTTGTGGGGTATTATTCATTCTTATATGTTTTGAGCGAAAGGGTGGAATCGAACCCCTCCTGTGTTTTGGAATAAACACTGTGCAACCATTACACTTCTTTCGCGTTTTTTCTTTCCGATATTGTTATTTTCTCTCCCTTGTACATTCCAGCGCCAATTTCATCAATCTTTGAAAATGGGATTATAGGTGCTGTAATTTTGCAAGTTTTATCTATTAAATAAATATATCTTAACTGATAACCTTTCAATATTGCCCCTTTAACCGCCTTTACATACTTATTGAAATTATACTTACCATTTGTCAAAGCATAATATGACGCTCCTCCTAATTCTTTTCGCGGTTGTAATGGACTGCTTTCTAATGTCATTTTGTGTATAACCTCGCCATTAGGTAGTCTACAGGTGTTTGAATTTTCCACTATTCCTGTCAAAACAAATCCACTTGCTCTATAAATCGTTCCATCTCCACATTGTGTGCCATCTGAAAAGGATAAAATCCAACGAATATGCGGTGCGTTTTTCTTTATTAACTTAAAAGAAACAGCAATACAGCGACTTTCTGAGTTTTTAGGCAAACATTCATCAAACGCCATTCTGTTTAATTCTAACATTTCATTCCAAAGAACAGGCTTATCTTCTTTTGTGTGGACTAATGGCAAAACTTTTCTTTTATCCAATGGTGAGCCATAGCTCATTACCCCATGTAATTGTCCATCTAAAAAACAACCAAAATGCAACTTACTATTCTGTACGACTTTTCCAGAGTAATGATATTTCTTTATAAAATCATTCGCTATATTGGAAGGTATCACTTTAACGATTATCTCCTTTGCTCTTCCCATTGTTTTACAATCAAATATAGTGCATTTCCATTTGAATTTTCATTACCCATTGTTTCAACATACTTAAATTCTTCGGTTTGTTTTATTTCACTAATAGCGCTTTTTATCGCTTCGGCTTGCTCATCGGCAAGGGTAAAAGTCATTCCTTGGAAAGGCGCCTTGTCTCCGTGTGGTAGGTTAAATTCTTCCCCATATTCATTTAATAACTCGATTTTGTCATCTTCTACCTCAATTCCAAGTTCTTCTAAATCCAAGTCGTATTCCTCAGCAATTACTTCTATTTCCTCAACATCAAGATTGTAGTTTTGATGTGCGGTGGTATTGGCTAATATCTGCGCCTTGTAATAAGTATCTGTATTATCTTCAATATCATTGCGGACAATTACAGGATATTCATTTTCAGCAAGGGTTATTTCCTTTGGAACAAAGCCTTTTTTGTCGAATTTTTCTTTTCGGGCGTGTCCAGAAATAATTGTTCCCTGCTTGGTAACGGATATACTTTCTATCACTCCTACCTCATTGATGGAATTTTCCAGCAATTCCATACCCGCTTCGGTGTGTTTATTTGTGTTTCGCTTACTTGGTTTTATTCTTATCATTTCAAATGGTTATCTATTAGAGTCTTTACCTCTTCAAAATCGTAGCATACAGCCGTATTCCAATTATTATTGCTTAACATGGTTAAGACTTCTAATTGATTTTTGGTTGGTTTATTCGGCTTTATCTTCAATTCTATCGCTAAACCTGAATAAGTCTTGTTTGGCTGGAATATGAGTATATCAGGCATTCCTGCTCTTACGCCCAGCCTTTTGAGTTTCGCCCCCTGCTGTATGCTGGTCTTCCTCTCGTTAGCGATATGGCAGAACAGCACATTGGGATATTGCAGTCTTAAATAACTGGCTACACTCAACAACAAACAATCTTCCTTATTCATCTCTACAAATATAGT